CCTCCTGAATTTTACCCACAAGAAAAGCGCTTTGCATTGTCGCAAGGCGCTTTTGCTTTATCAACCATCAGAAATTTACGCTCGGATCGTTAATGCGTTTCCAGTCTTCTTCGTCGAAGAAAAGCTCGTCATACGACTTTCCCTCTTTCAGACAGGTCTTGATTGCTCCTACGAGGTCCTGCCCGTTCAATCGCTCGATGAACCAAGGAAAGTTGCAATGGAATGTTTCTACATACTTACGGAGTAATTCGTCCAATTCATTCATTTCATACCCTCCCTTGCAAGTTCTTTCAGCATTTCTTTGAAAACGTCATAAGCCGATGGGAAATACTTCTTTATGAGCTCAAGGCTTTTCTGATTTGCAACTGTGGAATCAAAAAACTCGGCGAAAGCTTCTGTCGAAAGGCCATCTTCAACTTTTATGAGATTCCCTTCGGAATCAGCTATCTGGAATGTTCTCTTTTTCCAATAATTTTTTTCGGCGGGGATATGGCCGATGCCGCAATAGATTTTTCCATTTGTGGCACCCTCGCAAATATCGGAAACATTTCCGTATACCTTCTTATCTCCGCTTTTTATGATTTCATTTGCAACGTACTTGTAGGCAAACTTCTTTGACCATTTCTCCTGGGCTCCATATTCCCGGGAGAAGTTGATACACCCGTTTTTCAAAAGCCATTCACGGGCGGCGCTTTCGCCGAGCTTGAACTGCTTTTCAAATTCAGGCTTCAACTTCTTTGCAACGGCCTTCACGCGATCATCCACGTCCTTGTGAATTGCTTTTGCGAATGCTCCATCCTTGAATTTCGTCGAGAAGTGTATTCCTGTTCGCCCTGCAAGAGAGTCAATCGCGTGGCCGGACTCATGAAATAACGTCTGATATGGTTCCGAAATATTACTTCCCTGAGATACGTAATCGATGTTTAGCGTTATTCGATTACCACATGCAAAGGCCTGCTGCTTCTTGTAAAAATGAACATCATCAATTCGTATGTGCTCCTCGTTAGAATTCCAAACGACTTTTGCATCATCGTCCGGGCAACTATCGAGGATTTTCATGGCCGAATCATAATGCTGCTTGCCAACCGCCATCGCAAGGTCGCATGAGTAGTTTCCGCCTATCTTTATTATACCATTTTCATGCTCATTCTGCCATTCCGAAAGCGTCTTTTTCTTAGCGATGAACACGTCATCAAAATCTTGGTATGTCATCGCCGCCGGAACACGCACACTCTTGCCCGTCTCCGTGTCTCGCGCCATCCGCGAGCCCTTCCGGCTGTCCTTGCCCTCGCCGAAGCTGGCGGCGATGGTACTGCGGCATCGCACATGGAGCGGCGGCTGATTGTAGCCGACATCGGCATCGTCGACGGAGTAGATTTGACCGTCATGCTCGCGGCAGATGACCGTCGTTCTTGTGTCGAGGACGGCGATGAAGCGGAAATACTTCATGCCGGCATCCTTGATGCTCGCGAGCGCCGCTTCGTTCTGGACGTAGTTGAGCTCCGTCTGGACAAGACGCTCGGCGCTCTTGAGGCCATAGCCGTTTCGGAGGTATGGAGCCACCTGCTTCGCCATCTCCTGCACGTCTGCTCCGCGATGGACGGCGTCCGTCATGACCTGCTCCAGCTTCTTGCCGAGCTTCGCCGTGTTCTTCCAGACACGCTGGCTGTAGTTCTTACCCGACCAATGCGCCCGCAGGACATCTTCGACCTTCTTGTCGCTCACAGCGTGGACGGCAGGAAGGAGTTTCCCCGCGTGCCCGATCTCGAATAACCCACGATAGTAGTTGTCCTTGTACGCATCCGTGAGGAAACTGCGCATACGGTCGCTGACATCTCGGCCGAGCTTGTCGAGCTCCATGAGCGTTTCGCCATAGAGCTTGTCGAGCGGAGAGATACGGCTGCGCATGGCGAGCGTATTGAGCTCGCGCAGAAGGCCCTTGTCGCCGGTCTTTTCAATCTCGGCGAGGTAGTCCTCCATGCTCTTGCGCCAGACGCGATACTTCTGCCCACGCAGGAGCCTCCTGGCCTGCTGCATGGTCATACCGTTTTCGTCGGCAAACTGCGCGTAAAAAGCCGCGATGCTCTTGTGGATTTCATAGAGCGCTTTCTCGTACTGGTCGGCGAGCTCCTTCTTGACAAGTTCCTCGCTTTTCTCATGCCAGTAGGCTTCGCACTCCCGCGCGCGCTTCTTCCAGTAGGCTTCGCTCGTCATGGCTTACGCCTCCTGCGATGCATTCAGACTTCCGGCATCCGCGGCCTTCGTCCCGAAGTCCTCATAGCCGCTTCCCGCTTCTTCCTCCTGCTCCTTCCGTAGCTCATCGAGCTCTTCCGCGGGATCCGTGACGAACGGCAAGAGCGAGAGCAGACGTTTCTGGGAGACAAGGCCGGAGAGCTCACGCACAATCTGCGCCTGCTCGGTGCTGTTGGCCGGAATGTTGGCCGTGAACGTGATCTCGATGTCGCGGAAGTCGATGTCGGCGACGCTCTTGAGCTTCAGCATGCCGCCGATGAGCTCAATGCGCCGCTGCAAGCCCTTTTTGAACCATCGTTCCTTGTGACTGCGAATCTGCTCGAGCCCGATGAGCTTGTACTTGATGGCGATGCCAGAGACATTTCCGGCAAATGATTCGTCACTCATGTCTGGCACGCTCGAAAACTTGTGAATGTCCTTTTGCAGACGCGTCTTGATGTTCTCGATGTACGTGTCGTTGAGGTTCTTGATGAGCCATTCTGCCCCGCCGCCTTCGTCAAAGGTCAAGACCTTGTTCCGGCGCAGCGCCTTGATGTCGTCTTCGTTCGTTCCGCCGACGCCCTTCAATACGAGATAGGCGTCCGTGAAGTCCTCCATGTCATCGAGCGTCAGCGACTGCGCCTTGTCGTAGGCATCAACGAGGCTCATGACGTCCTCGAAGTCGCCGCGATGAATTTTGTTGTTCGCGTACTCGACGAATGGCACGTCATCGAAAAAATGCGGCGTCGGCCCGCCCGTCTGCCGGATGCTGCCACTCTGGTACGAGTAGTTCGTCACGTCGTGCTTATCGTAGACGTCGACGAACTCGTCATAAGTCACGCCGTCCAGATGGTAGACGCGATAGTGCCGGATGGCATAGAGGATTTCCTCCTCCAGAGAGGCATTGCAGACAAGGATGACTTCTTCGGACGGCACGAAGCAGAAACGAATCTGCGCGTCCTCGTCCATGTAGAGCATTTCATACGCCTCGCCCGTGACGCTCGCCTCGGACGCCAATTCCAGGTTGTGCGCCGACTCGTCGTTATACTTGAAAACTTCCTGCAAGGCGTCGACCTCGTCCTCGTTTTCCGTGATGGACGAATAGGCAACAGGCTTGCCCATAAAGAAGCCCGTACTCATGTCGGCGATGTAGGAGCAGTAGTTCGACACGATCTTGTTGTTCGGCGCGTTGTTCGCACGCTGCTCCTTGCGGAGGATGTCGTGCTCGCCTTTGTAATAGCGCTTGAGCCGCAGCACACGGCCGAGCGCCTGCTCGTGGCGCAGGCAGATCGTCGCAATGTCGTTTGTCGAGAGCTCCGTCTGCAACGTGTAGATTCTCATAAGCCGAAATCCTCCTTTCTGAAAAGCGTGCCATGCCGGCGCTGGGAGCGCATGACCGTCCCGCACCCATAGCGCACGGCATCGATGGCGTGATTGTCTTTGTCTGGATAGGCGCTGATGAACTGCCCGTCGCGGTTCCGCTCGTACTCGTAGCCGACGAACTCGCGGAACGTATTCGGTGCCCGCCGCTTGTCAATGGCGATTTCCGCGAGCCCCTGGAGCCAGCGGATTCCGTAATCGACGCTGTCCGGGCCTTTCTTCGCTCCGTGAACATGCAAACCGAGAGCGTTCATTTCCGCGATGCTCTTCGGCTCGGCGGAATCGGCGAAGATGTGCGCGTCCTTCGTCGGAAGCATCGCGCGGATGCGCTCGGCAGCCGGACGGTTCATCAGCTTCTGCTGGTAAAGCTCGCCGAAGATGACGAGCCGCTCATGCTTCGCGTCATAGGCCATCATGACAAAGGCCAATGGGTCGAGGCTGAAGCCAAAGTCCAGCCCGAAATACAAGCGGTCGAACGATGCAATCTCATCATCCGTGAGCCGGGCATCGTGCACGTTTTCAAAGACCGTTCCGCCCGTACCCGTGACCTCGCCAAGATACTCGTGCCGGTATGCCGTCTCGTTCCGCGCCTTGAGCGTTTCCGCCGCCTCGAAGAACACGTCGCCAAGCCAGCCGCGCGGCACGTCAAGATACGTCGAGTGATGCACGAACTTGTCCGGCGCTTCGACGAGCGCTTCCTCGTTCACCCAGCTGTTCTGACTTTTTGGTGGATT